CTAACATTTTATTATTTTTTGTAAAAAAGGATTTTTGTTCTGCTTTCTTAATCTTACTGAAGGTTTAACTTTTGGCAAATCAGCCCGGTAAATGAAGTTTTTAATAATGTATTCATTCACATCATTATCCTTTTCCCATACCGTATTGATCTGTACGGCACCGCTGTACTTAACCTTATCTTTAACAAACGAAAATTCAAACCATATATAACCGGTATTTGCTTTTTTACCTTTGTGTAACAAGGTACGCCTTATTTGAACCTGTGTCCTGTCTGGTTTTAAATCAGATTTTGGGTTTTTTTCTTCTTCTTCGTCGTGCATAATTTTATTTACCCTTCTTTTTACTGACTTCCGACTTCCGATTTCCGACCTCCGACTTCGAACCCTCCACACTTCCTCTCTGAAAAATATATGTCTTTTTTATATAGGCATATACGTTGTTAACCTCTTCCCAGGCGGTAGTTATCTGTATCGCTCCATCGTGTTTAACCCCATCTTTCAAAAAGGAAAACACAAACCAGGCGTGGCCCGGACTTGCAACTTTATCATTGTGTGATAACTTGCGTTCAATTTCAACGCCGGTAATAACCGGGTAAGTTTTGGGTGTAGATGCTGTTATTTCAGTTTCCATTTATGCTGATTTTAATTTAGCGTACATAATATTGTTTATAAATTTATAGTCGTAAATGTCATCCTGTGTAGGGCTTGGACAACTACATTCCGAGTAATTAACCCCGCAGTGACATATAGGAAATTCCCTGTCTATATCATATGGATCACATAAGCAATCAGATGCAAATACGACTGGTTTATAGTTGATTATTGCTAATGGGTGTAGTATGTGTGAAATAACATCTATCGTCCACCCGTTTCCTATCATTATATATCTTTGAGTATTGGAAACGCAGCTTGTGTAATTATCAGGGAGGGTCTGAAGTCTTTCAAGCTCTACAGGTGTAAACATCCTTATAACAACTTTTCCAAACCGCCTGTCAATAAGAACATTATACGGGACGCCCTTATGTATAACCGCAGTTATGCACATTGATTTTTCGCAATCGGTATCACTATGATGTTTAAAGTCCCAATGGCAACGGCCGCCACTAACCTTCCTGTCCATGTAGGTAATCGCCTTTTCTGAATGGATGAATTTTTTATCATAATCATCCTGTAATACATTTTTAAATAAAATACCTTCATCTAATGGTTGTTGAATAGGTAAATTACTCCAGTATAGCCGCTTTCGTGTCTGACCAGATACTAAATCACTATTGATGAATACCGGCTCAACTCCCATATATTCAGAGATTAAATCCTTGTATTCTTTTTTCATTACTACATTTTCCAGTAAGAATGTAGTTGCGCTGGTTTCGTTCTTTAGTCTTACAAATTCAAAAAATAATGCACTCCTGGGATCGTTAAAGTTTAATTGACGCCCTGCAAAACTAAAACCCTGACAGGGTGAACCTCCTGCTATTAAATCAATATGTCCTACCTCGAATGATCCATTTTCTGTATGTAGCACACCATTGCAATAGGTAACCTTTGTAACATCACCTATCTGTATTATGTCAGGCCAGTTATGTTGCGCTACAGCTATTGCGTTTTTATCTATTTCAGAAGCGTAGTATTTAGTCACGCTTATGCCTGCGCGTTCAAGTGCAATTCTAAGACAAGCCTTACCGTCAAATAGGGACAATACTATCATTTATGACTGTTGTGAAAATTTTACAAAATTGTTAGCGATTTTAGTATCGTAATGATTGTCCTTATATCCCTTGCCATTGTATCTCAACGCAAAACCTGCCGCATTAGCCAGCGTTTGCCCTGGGGTTGCCATATTGATCAGGTAGTGATCAAGACCTTGTGTATGGCAATACTCAACAAATGCAGCCAATTGATATTGTTCGCTCATATGCATAGTGGTAACAAAATCATCAACTGATTTAAATCCGCAGCTGCTATAATTTTCACCCATAATCTGAAACATTCCCCACGATGTAGCCATCATAGCAGCATGTGGATCAAGTTCATAAGCGGCATTAAATCTTACATAGGCAAGCTCACCTTCCTGTGTGTATTTCTCTGTCCATTTTGGGTACGATAAAGTAGGGTGACTTACACTATACTTACCCTGTGTAAAATGGTGAAATATATGCCCTTCAAATTTTATAATAACCCGGCCATCTGCATAAAAACCTTTGCCTCCAGCTTCCTGGTGAGTAACAGCCTTAATGGCCGCAGCCTTACAGCCGATTATTAAAGCTTCCATTTCAAAATCCTGATCCGTTAACATGTTTTTATAGTTTTATTATGTTAAGTTTAACTAATTGTAAAAAACACTTTGTACATGCCCTAACATCAAATAAGGCATCATGAGCGCCATCAAAGTCAGATTTGAATAATTTCTTATGTAACTCTGTCAGTTTAGGCCATTTAAAACCATTTTTACCACCTTTTAACTTACAGTATTGGGTGCTTAACTCCATGGTGCATATTTTTCGCAATATCTTATCCGACTTTAATTTTAGCCTGATCATTTCAGCGCCACAAACATTTAAGTCGAAATTCATATTGTGGGCAACTATAAAAGAAGAATCATTAATGTCCGAAATAAGCAAACTAAGTACTTTATGAATACCGATCCCATCAGCCTCGCAGCGCTCTGTACTCATATTGTTATCAATAAAAAACTTTTCTTTAGGTATCGCCCATCCGTCAGGTTTTATTAATGACTGGTATTCGTTTAATACCTCACCTGTTTCTATATCTACTTTTTGCCAGGCTAATTGAGTTATTCGCGGCCAATTATTAAGGTCAGACATTTTAGCCTGGTAGTCCAATGGCTTACCTGTTGTTTCGGTATCAAATATTATTGCATTCATTAGTGTATTTCGTAAAAATTGGTTGTGATTAATCACTAATTTAAACCTATCAATCCCTCTCCTTTGGAGAGGTTAGGTGAGGCTTTTTACAATATTTTAAACTTAAATAACCCCATAATAATCAATACTACAACCGCAAGTATTAACCCTATGATAAATACAGGATTTCTAAACAAGCCAGGTTTCACAATCTTAGAGCTATCATCAAGATTTGATTTTTTATCAACCTTGGTAGCCGTGGCCGTTTTGCCTTTGGTTTCCGTATTTGTGCTGGTTTCAGTACTTTGCTTTTTATTAAGGTGCGATGTTGTGGTACGATCTATAGTCTCTTTCTTAGCGGTAGGTTTCTGTACAAGAGTGGCCGTTACGGTACTGTCTTTTTTATTATAGGATAGGCTTAAATAGTCGGTACTGTCGCCAGTTGCAACCGTGACAGGTATTATATCCGACTTACCAAGTTTTATCCACGCACTAATACTGTTACCAGGAATAAACCATTGGTTAACAATATGCTCGTTGGTAACAATAAGGGATTGATCAGTGAATGTTGTAGCGCTGTCTTTTTTTACATTGCTGCTGGTGTCTTTTTTAACTTTCGATAAGCTGTCAAGGCTGGTCGATAGCTTATGACTAACCTTTGTTATGGTGGAGCAACTTGCTAAAAAAAACAGTAATGCGACTGTGATTATTTTTTTCATTTTTATTGATTTGTGATGATTTATGTGCTTTTTTTATCTCTATAAGCCTTAGGTAAACCGTAAGTAACGCAACCAGTATACCTAGCCATATACCTGTACCGGCTATGTATTTTAAAACAGTATCATTAGTGAGTAATTGTTTAATGACGTATAGGCCCCAACTAAAAAAACCTGCAAACGTGCCTATAACCGGTTTATTATTCAATAATGCTGTCATATACAATTACTTATATTTTATGGCATTAAAGATACGAAATAATGTATAATAACTATACATTATTTCACTTTTTATTCATAGGTTATCCAAACTTCCTCACCCTTGTTAATAGCTATGAAAAACTGCTGATAAAACAATTCTATCGCAGCTTTGCTTCCACTAACCATATCAGTACCGAAACCTGTACCAAGTAATAAACATCCTTCAGTATCCTTCGGAAAGTCACCAACATGTATTTCCACAAAGTCAAAGCCGGGGATACCTATAACCCTGGCTAACCATATTTGATGCTTCGGACTAAAAAACCTTATAACTTTATACCTGCCGGTAGGTACTGCTGTTATGCCAGGCCTCTTAATAAGCTCAATGGTTTTAAGCGGGGTTAAACTATTTAACCCCCTATCAGTAGGTTCTAATCCGTAGCAAAAAAATTCACCATCAATACTAACCGGTCCAATACTTGAATAGTCGGTTTTAATAGTTCTTGTTTTTTTAATTTCCATGATTTTTATTTTAAATAAATTGTAACAACATATGACGGATTGCCCTTATTATTAAAAAACATAAAGCAATGTCCACGCTTGTATTTACCGCTAACTATCTTTGGCGCACGGACGTAACTATAAACACGCACACAATTATTAACCTTTATAAATTCGCTCAAAACCAATGAAGTAAACATATTTTAATATAAGTAACGTTAAAAAAAGTCTCCCCTACCGGGGGAGATTTAGAGGGGGCTTTGCTTGATCTTAAAACGGCAAATCATCCCCGTCCGGCGCACCGCTAATGGCAGGTGGAGGGTTGTAAGCTGGAGGCGCATAAGCACCAGGATCATTATTAGCAGTATTTTGCGCTGGTATCCTGCCATATCTTTCAATCTTCCAAACCTGTAGGGTGTTGAAGTAAACTTCAGCGCCGGTTTTATCGGTCCAGGGCCTTCCTTTTAAATTGAACGATACAAGTACCTCGTCACCTACTTTAATGGCATCCATAATGCCGCAACGGTCCTGTATGGCTTCAAACTTTACATACTCCGGGTATTGCGGATTGTCTGCAATCTCAACAATAAGTTCCCGCTTTTTAACGGTTTCCGTAACCTGTACGGTAGCACCTACTTTGTGTACTTTTCCTTTAGCTTCCATGTGTTATAATTATTGAATTATGAATTATTGAATTATTTAATTTCGACTGGCTGCCTAATATCAGGCTCAATATCAAGCCCCGGATTGGTATTTATACTTGCAACTGCCTTTCTAACCTGTTCTATATTATAAAGTTGGTAAATGATATTTTGTCTTTGATTAAACAATGCCTTAGCCGCCGCTTCGTACGGTTTCAAGTAGGAACTTCCTAATTTCTCATAAAAGAATTTAGCAAATGGTTCCCAACCATATCCTATTATTGCCTCAAAAGCTCTTGCCTCGGCTTCTGTCAATTCAAGAGATACCTTAAATTCAACCTTTGTTTTTACTGTGCTTTCCATAATGACTAATGACTAATGACTAATGACTTTTTCAAACCAACCCATTTCCCGCACAAGCACCTAAACGGAACTTCATTCGCTGGCGGCAACATACCCCTTATGAATATCGTAGTACACGATCCGCAGGCAACAGCTTTTTCCTGTGCGTTTAACTTGTCAATAACCCACTGACCAGTTATATTTTCAATCAGGATAATAGTAGCCCGTTTACTTTCGTTTATGGACGACTTAACATATAACCCATTCCTTTCGCATTTATCAACCAGGGCCTTAAGGATAATATCATTAACCATAACCCCTGTTTTATCCAATATGATCCGTACCATAATATCAACCAAGTAAATCGTAACACAGGGCACATATACCATCGCATTTTCCATTTATCTTACACTCTGGAAATGTGCTTTTATTAATGCGTATGTTATCTTTTAGCGAATTACACATGGCTAATAATTCTGTTACAGAGCAAGCTATATGATCAAATATTTTATACATCAATTCTGGTTCGCCAGTATTTATTAATGCTATAGTAGGTTTTCCAGCCCCTTTCATCCACCCGGCTTCTGTATGTGCGCTCCTTCCGCAAGGCATCACTAAAACACATATATCAGCCCATTTCATAGCATCAAAATCAAGGTCAAAACCATGTTGCGCAACAGGATGATTGAGAGCAGAAACGTATTCATCATTTGTCCATGTCTGCCACTTTTCATCTATGAAACTCCACTGAAAACCAACATTTCCAGGACCAGGATTTTTAAAATCATAAACCTCGTGTCCATCATTCCTTAAATGATCAACAATTTCTGGTTGTAGGTTATTTCTCCAGCTACTTGCTACGTATATTTTCATTTTGTTTTGAGTTATTACTTGTTGGGCTATTAGTTTTTATCTTGCTACTTGATACTTTCGACTTGATACTTTTACCAAACCCAAACGTCAACACCGGCACCGAGATCAAACCAAATGGTATCTTTTTTGTATACACTTTTTCACTTTTTAAGCATAGTTTCACAATAAAAACAATTCTGTTTAGTACAAGTATGATCCTGGGTAAATATATCGCCAGTCTCTTTTCGGTGCCTATGAACTACTTTCTTAGCCAGCCGCACAATTACCGCCCTGCGCTTATTTAGTGGTGTTTCAATCGGTACACTTCCAACTATAAAATGATAGTTGCTCACCTCTATTCCATTAGTCACTAAATATGCTTAAGAGCTTCCTGTAATTCCTGACGCGCAAAAGTTACCTGGTTGGACATTTCCCTATTCAATTTCCTAACATATTCAGGTTCACCCTTATCCCATCTCTTCTTACAAAATTCGGCATCTACTGCGTATAATTCCGCTATTCTCTTTTCTAGATATTCCTTCATGATGACTAATGACTAATGACTAATGACTAATGACTAATGACTACCTCCACCCACCCTTACCGCTCAACCTCAACAGCAGTAGTCTGTAAAACTCACGTTCATATTCCTGCTTCAGCAAAAACTCCGACTTCCCTACAATTTTACCGTTATTCATTTCCTGCCAAACAGAAAGTGTACGCAGCCGTTCCATAGGGTTTCGGCTGCTGATAGAGCCGAATACGTTAGTCCTGCTATCGTAGCTGCCACGGTTAAATAACATCGGCCCGTTTTTGGAGTTGGCTATAAAGGCATGAGTAAACAACGTTGCCTGCCCCTTAAAAATAGATACCTCAAACGTAGCGTGCCTGCCCTGGCCAGGACTACTTATAGATGTGTTTTTGCCGCTAACTTTCCTTTTGCCATTAACAATAGTGTACCTGCTTTTCCGCTTCAATTTAAAACCCTCACCGGTTAACGAATTTTCGCCGCTAACTTTAAAATATTCGAAAGGGGTAAATCCTGCGTTACCACTAAGCGTCCCGGTGAGGGTATTAATACTGCTCATACCCTGACTTATCTCGCTCTTGGCATCAAACACACCCATGTTATAAACACGGCGTATCTCGCGGCCAATAAACACACGGTCGACAGCCAGGGTTTTATTAATGGCGCTGCTTGCCGCCTGGGCCACCTGCCTGCCAGTTAAACTGTCAAACTGCTCCCTAAGCACCTTAGTAACATCCCTTACGTTTACGGTTATTGGCATTTATTTATAATGACTAATGACCAATGACTAATGACTAATGACTAATGACTAATGACTGATGACTAATGACCAAAATAAGCCTCAACCTCTTCGTCGAGCACACATTTCTGACGCAGACACTCAACAATATCCTTATTGTCGCTGGCTATGCCATTCAGGCGGTCAATGATATGTTTACCATCTTTAGGTAACCTGGCATCAGTATCGTTTATCATGTCCTGAAGCACCTCTACACCCTTATCCAGGATCGCTATTTTTTGCTTTAATGAAAGTTCTCCCATTATTAAAATTATTTATTAGTGAATTAAACTTTTAAAATCCCTCTCCTTTGGAGTTAATAGGCGAGGATAAAAATATTTTTTCCTCAATAGCCAAAACTATCCTGACAGATGTGGTCGCGACAAGATTTATCTCGGCATCTGTAGGGTTGTAATTGTAGGCATTGCCAAAAAAACTACCGGCTATCAAGCATGCCCGGTTGGTTGTTTTCTCTTTTTCTTCCTCAATTGCTATTGCCTTAGCTGCATCTGCTTGCCATTTAAAAATAGCCTCATTGGCGCTACTATCCCATTTATTAGCCATTTCGCTATATTGAACAGCTTTTAATTTGTAGTAATCGGCATTTTCTTTACTTAGACGGGAGCGGAATTTTAAAAATAGTTTCTTCATTGTTTTAGGGTTGTTTTGTTTAGTTTAGATTAATTAGATGTGTGAAATATTGTATATTTATTTCTCAAATATACACCTTCAAATGATAATTCCAAACTTTTTAAAAAATAAATTTTTTGCGTCAAACAAAATATATTTTTGCTTGTGTAAACAGGTTTTAAATATCATAATATCAGCGATATAGGCAGCTTAACGCAACGTTCGGATGCTCCGGTAAATCGCTGGTTGTCACTATCGGCGTCGGGTAATCTTCTTAAAATGCTACCATAGTTCTTGACCCATCGCGTATCTTTTAGCCGTGTTTTTATCTCGCTGTTATCGTTTGATATAAGGATAAACTTATCTTTAATTCTTATTCCAATCCTTCGCAAAAGAGCTTGCGCAATATCCGAAGTCATGGTGCCGTCAGGTATTTCAACTTTCTTGGTAAGCATACCCGCCGTGCTTATTAATTCAGACACAGTTCTATTACCCCATCCGTCACAACGCACCGGCCATTGCGTTAAAAATTTAAACAATTCCATTTCGTCCTTAACCTTTTCGGCTTCGTTTTCTTCCTTCCAGTCCTGGGCCTCAATAAACTTAACAGCCCCCTCATAACTGATCAACGATTCGCTGCTTAAGGAGTAGGCACCAGCTAACATAGGCCCAATCTGGTCGCCCATAGCCTGTGTTCCCAAAACCTTAACCAAGGCATTATTAAATGTTTTTGAGTTTTCAAGGATGATAGGTAAAAGCTTTATCGTTCTGGCATGTAAACCCATTACAAAATTATCGCCTATTACCTGGTTATGGAGCGCTTGCAGTTCTTCCCATCTTTTAGCCTTTACTTCCTTATCGGGAAGCGAAACAAGCGAAAGGGTGGTAATGCGCCGCCTGTCCGACCCTTTATCTATACCTATAGATATACTGCTGAAGGCAAAGCAGCTGCGTATATGAAACGACTTAGCGTTATGTGAGGCCGACCCCTTGATAATCTTGCCCGTATCATCCGCGCTGGCGCTCCGGGCAAGCTCTAAGTTTTCCTGTATCCTGGCTTGTGCCCTGGCGTCGTTCCCATCAATTTCATCAAACGCTACCGGCATGGCGTCAAACCCAAGCGACTGCCGTATGCCTGCTTCGGTAGTTGCGCCCTGTACATCTAATATAGTATCCCCGCAAAGGGCACGTATAATATGCCTGAAAACCCACGACTTACCCACGCTTGCGCTGCCGGTTAGCCAAACATGCGGCCTCCAGTTTAAGGCACCGCAAACAGGCGCTATAACACACCAACCGGCAAGCAAGTAAGCATTAACGCCGCGCTCCCAATTAAGCAGTTTGGTTATGGCTAATATTTTACTCGCGTCTTTTGTGGTTAGTGGGTTTTCTGTATTGAAATTAAAACTGTCCCCAATTTCATAAATGTAATTAGTATCCAGTTCGCCAAGCTGATAAACTACACCATCAACAATTAACTTATCACCTGCATGTATCACAACCCGGCCATCGTCATACCAGGCACCGCGGCCACGCACATTTTTAGGCGAATAGATGCCAACTTTGTACGATGTATTAACCAGTAAATTAGTAGCTCCGTCTGTATTTTTAAATGATCCTAATATCGTTTCCCACCAGATAGGGGGCGCAAGACATACCAGGGTAGATTTAGTCATGCTTGCTGCATTAAGACGGAATATAGTTTTAGACTGTTTTCCATAAAAAATAAAAACAGGCTGGTTGTCACTTTTTTCAAATCCTAAATACGTAAAAAACTGTTCATCCTCTTTGTGTTTTTTAATCGCAGGCACCCGCATGCTGCGCCGTACAAAATCCTGCGTTTGCTGTGGGGTAAATTTACTGTCGGCCATATCCCACCCTTTCGGTGAGTTGGCAGGAATTTCGCCCCATTTTTTAAAGTTGCTGACTACGGTGTCAAAAACATAAGTCATGCACTTGCTGCCAGGTTCGTCATTATCCATGCAGAATAATAACTTCTTTCCATTAAGCTGCTCAAAACTTGTTTTATCAACCTGGTTACTGCCACCAACCCACGTAACGGCAATGAATTTGCCGCCGCTACGCTCATTCATCCAGTCGGCAACCTTTTCGCCTTCCACAACAATAACCGGTAAATCAGGATTAGCCGAAACTAAATCAGAATTATAAAGCGGCCTCAGATTATCAAAGTTTATTTTTCCTACTCCCTCTCCCCTTGGAGAGGGTTGGGGTGAGGCGAATCCATGATACCTCCACGCGAAACTATTACCGTCAGGATGCTGCATATAGCAGAGCGGTAGAGTTTCCTTGCCCCCATCAGGCAAATTGAACCGGCAAACATAACCAACCAGGCCCTTGATATCCCTGTAAGCGTAAATAGCATCAGGTTTACCATTCCTAAAGTGCGTAAAATCAGTACATTCAGCCAGTGGCCTAATCTGTTTCCACTCCACAGGTTTTACTTTCTTGTTAACCCCTTCTGTCTTGATACCTGATACTTGCGACTTGATACTATCATCCCCCTGCACTATCCTAATTGCATCCGGCAACGAGTTGCCTATAGCCACCAGAAAGTCAAAAACATCCCCCTTTTTATTATCGCCGCAGGCCGGACAAAACCAAACCTGTTTACTCTGATTTACATTAAGTGAAGGTTTGGTATCGTTATGCCAGGGGCACATACCCTTATATTCCGAACCCTTTTTTTCAAGCTCAATATATTTACCAATAATATCAACAATGTCTACCGATTCCTTAATAGTCCGTAAATCAGGCTTCATAAAGTATTATTAGTTCTATAATTTTTATAATTAAATAGTTGGATCAACACCCGGAAATAGGCGGAAAATCATCCTTGTCATCAATATGAAGCTTTGTAGCTACCCTGATAAAGAACAATAGATAAGCAGAGAGTAAAACTCTTATGATTATAATTCCTAACATTTTCGTTCTATTTTAATAACTGAAAAAAATACAAATACACCAATCAGACAAAAGCCTATAATTAAATCCATTAGTTTAAGTTGTTTATAACTAATTGACTTCCGTAGTATATGGCATTTCTGGTGCTATCTATTAAAAAATAAATATCTACCGGTACTCTTATAATTGTTTTACGATACCCATGTATAAAGTGAGTGCAACCAATCTTTTGCGCCCCTGTAAGTTGGCGCGAACTTCCGCGATTATATATCTTAATATATTTAATAGAAGTATTATCGCCCTTTAATACATTATTGATGTAGTTATTAATCCGTTTTAAACTATCGCTTACAATAACAATCTTCTCCCCGCACAAATCAGGCGTATAAACCGGCCCTTCAGGAATGAGTGGTCTACCGAGATTTTGACTTGATAAAACCGCAGATAACCCGATATATTCGAACTTTCGGACTTTCGAACTTTCGGACTTCGCAAAAGCCAAGTGAAGTGGAAAGTTCACATCCACCACATACAAAACCGAAATGATTACCATAGTTATTAATGCTGCCATGTTTAATTGATTTATGTTGAACCAAAACTATACATTATTTCTCACTATTTCACAACAATGTGTGAATAAAGTATACATAATTTCACTTTATTCGATTACGGAAAGGCGAGCCAGGTCTATTTGTTGTTATTGCGCTTAATTCACGCATGGTTATCTCTTTGGCACCAAGCGATATGGCTTTATCTTTTGCGCTTAAACACACATCAAAATGCTCTGAATAATCGCCTTTATCTTGTATCCATTTTCGAGCAACTCCGATTTTATCAGCCATTTCGAGCAGTTCGGTAGTTGTATCAGCGATCATGTGACACATAATCATCCTGCCATATCTGGCCCTCATATTATCTACATATACCATATTTTATTTTTTTTAAAATCGTAATTCGTAAATCTAAAATCGTAAATCACTTACCTTCCCTCCCACTCCCTCTGTATATTCACCGCCCAATCACTGCCACCCATTTGAGCTAACTGACCAATCTCGCCAGAGGCTAACTTGGTTCTTGCTTCCTGGGCCTTGCTCCTTAACTCCACCAACTCGCCCTCTACGGTATTAATAATGCGCGAATTAACCTCATATACAAACCCGCAGCTATCACATATTAAAGCCGGTTTATGCATCCGGTAACATTGCGGACATTGCGTAGTTTTAACTGCTTCTTCACCTTTCACCTTTCGCCTTTTACCTTTAGCCTTAACTTCACCGTCCAAATTCCACTCCCTGTCATCGTCAACAAAACCATGAGCGGCGGTAAGTCCAACATGATCAAGGATATAAGCAAACTTTTTGCCGGGAAAAGGGCGTAATACCCTTGACGGCATCTGTATGGCAAGGGCCAGCGATAACACTGGGCGTAACAAAATGGCGCACTGAAGCACGGGCGCATCATAACCATCAGTAACCAGGTCTACCGAGGTGATACCTTGTAATTCGCCGCTTTTTAGCCGCCTGTCAATGTCGTTGCGCTCGCTGCGTTTCATGGTGCCATCAATATGCTCAAACAAGTAGCCTGCCGCCCTAAATTCCGCAGCAACATCAATGGCGTGTTTTATGGATACACAAAAAACCACAGTAGAAACACCTGGACATATCCGCGAATAATGATCAACAGCGTCACCGGTTATGCATCCTTTGTTTACCACTTCCGCAAGCTGTATTTGATTATACTCGCCATCGGAAGTAGTGTCCACTTCAGACAGATCAATAGTAACGCCAGTGCCAAATGTTTTAGGCTCAACTAAGAAACCCAAGTCTATCAATCGCCTTACCGACGGACCTAAAACAATTTCATCAAACAATAAACTCAATGGCTTATTGTCGCCCCTTTTCGGAGTGGCATCTACACCCAATATCAATAACTTAGGATTTAGCTTCTTATAAAAATTAATGATCTTAATATAAGTAGGAGCCAAAGACCTCCTGGCCTCGTCAATAATTATCAAATCAGGAACAAATAATACCTTGCTCTGCAATGGTAACTCAAATCCTATTTCTGCCTTTTGCCTTTCACCTTTCGCCTTTAACCTTTCATTTCCATACACCCATATCCTCCCCATCCTGCTAACAATACTCTGTATCGTACCCACCTGCACGGGTTTACGGTAGTCGGGTGTAAAGCCTGGGTTTATATAGCCAAAATCAACACCGTTATCCATTAGTTTCTCGCCGCATTGGGTACATAAACCCTCCCGGTGAGCCATTATTAAAACCAGTTGCCCCTTGTCCGAAGCTGTTTTAGCCATATAGCTAAACATTACGGTTTTGCCGCTTCCGCAGGGAGCTACCAATAACGGCGCTACTTTTTTTCGCCTATAAGCATCACGCACCCCGTTTACACAAGGTACCTGGTATTCTTCCCGAAGCTGGTACTTCACAGATTATTTGGTAATAGTGGCGAATTTTCGCAAGAAGAAGTCTTTAGCTTTTTCGTTACTCCAATTTATCCATGTGTTTTTAACTACTGCAAAACTCCACTCACGTTGCAACATATTCCAATCCTCTGTTTTGACACGTGTAGATAAAGGCCAACTAAACCCAAACTTTAATGCAATGCAAGCCATTACATTATCTTCAATTGTTTTATATTCAGGCAATAATTGTTTGATTGGAGAAGGAATATCACTCAAGTAAGCCTCTGAAGCATCATGTAATAAACCAGCCAATTTATGCCTTATGGGTAAACCGTTACTTACCATAACACTATGTTCGGCAACTGTTATTTTTACTGAAGAATGTCCGCCCCATCTATACTTATAAGCCAACCCTTCAGCAATATCCTCAATCAAAAACATTTCTGGCTTCGGGTCAAAAACATTAACATAAGTGCCGGAGTGGGCGCGTATCCAGTTACCTGAAAAAAGTGTGTTGGGTTGTGGTGTTTCCATGTGTCAAATATAAAATTAAAAATGAATTATTGTATACTTATTATACAATAATTCACAAATAAAATAAATCGTAAATCGTAAATCGTAATTCGTAAATCAATTAATACTTAATATAGGCATTCATGGTAATGTTCTTTGGCCTGGTTTCCAACCCGCCTGTGCTACCGGTATTTTTAGTACCGATATTCTGCTCTACTGTATCAGGGGGGCCGCTGGCTCCCTGGCCCAAACCCGGACTATCGTCAACAGTGTGGGTGTGAGCCTTAAGGTCATCCATTTGAGTAGTACCAAAGATACGGGCAGCCTCATAAACGCCGGTACCGTTGTGTATACGGGGGAATAAATCACGCGCATCAGGCACATTAAAAGTGGTAGCACCGTCGCCAATTCCGTACAGGGTACTAATAACGGCAAAAAGAGCGGCATAGGTAGCTCTTGATATAGCTGCACCATTACAAAGTAAAAATCCAGCCCTTGCGGCTATAGGACCCCAGCTAAACGCAACGTCACCGGTTAAATAACCACTCACGGCAGGTGGTGCAACGGCTGGTACGGTTTTAAACGCAACCACCCAACTTACGCCAGAATAAATTAAAACAAGCCTTGTGCCAGGTACCAGGTGATAAACACCAACGCCACTTCCGCTGCTTAACCAATCTTCTATTGTGTCTGTTCCGAAGGCGGTTAATGATACATTGTTACTGCTTCCGTCATCAGTAACTAAAATAGTAAATGGATTACCTACCGGAAAGGTAGACATATCAGGCAACGAAAAAGAAGCCGCTGCCGGATTATGCACCGATAAGATATGGCCAACGTCGGCAACAGTAATTCCATAGGCTCCGGTAACGGGGGTTATACCTTCAGTTCTCAATGACGCCAACGCCCTTGCCCGTAGCCAGGCTGTACGGTTAGCCAGGTTCTGCGCTGCAAGATTAGCCGGTCCACTAGGACCGCCAAGCACCGGATCGGTAGTATCCAATTGATAAACTGCCGCATCGTAATTAACACTATCCGTTAATAAACTCATATCTTTTCATTATTAAATTATCTAATTTTTATCCCTCTCCTTTGGAGAGGCTAGGTGAGGCTATGGAGCTATTGTAAACTTTAAATTAAATAAAACATCCCTGGTGTTTTTGTACACATTAATCAAACTTCTAATTAATGCTATCTGCCCTAAAGTTGGCGCTGCTCCGGTGTAAAATACTTCCACATCGAAATTATACCACCGGATACCGCCTGCATAATATTTTGAACCGTCAAAATTGTAAACACCGTTATATATTATCCCTGTCCCCTCCGTAACTATCGCGTTAACAAACCCAACAGCTATAACCGCCTGCTCAATACTGGCAGGTGTACCCGCCAATCTTTTTAAGGTAATAGCAGCTTTTAATAAGCCCCTGCGCTGTGTGTCGGTAGTGCAAAACTGATAGCCTTTCAATCCTAAAACATCAAACTGCTGCGCTAAAAAAGGCAAAGCTTCTGACGGCGCAAAATCTACCAATTGCACTAATACGCGCGAAACATCGCAATACTTAGCTAAAGCCTGCTCAAAAGCATCATAATACGCCATCATATGCGGCACATTGGCAATCCCTGATCCTATAGCTCTTGTCTTACTCATATTATAATGGTTAAAGGCGAAAGGTGAAAGGTAAAAGGTAAATCAGGGGCGGTTTTAAAACCTTTAACCCTTCGCCTTTCACCATTAACCTTACCTTTCATAATTAAACCCAATCAAATTAACAACCACTCCTGTGCAGAAACCAACTTCAGTATTTGTAACTACAATATCAGCAGCAGGCGAATTTATAGTAGCTTTATAAACGCCTGGTAAATAAGCCAGGGCTTCCAGTTTTGATTTAATGGTATCAATACCCAATAAATTGCCATTTGCTGTAGTTTCGGCCTGTACAGCAGCCTGGCAGGCGATAATTAAAGCGGCGCTATCAGCCACCGATCCGTTAACGGTAACATCTATCTGTACATTATAATTGATAACTGTAGGGTTAAATGTAGTAACGGTGTCGGATGTTGGCCTAACTGTTTTAGGGTTGCATTTAGCGGTTACGGCGGCAAGTAATTCAGGTGCGGAAACCCCTCCAGCAACCAATATGTAAATATTTACCAGGCCACCCCCACCGTTATTAACTTTAGCATCCAGTATAAGCGGACTTGTAGATTTTGCGATTGAAATATAGGCATCGTCAGGCCCTGCGCAAGAGAATGCACCCGAAGCAATGTATAGCCTTGAACGCAAACCATCGTCGGTTTCAGCGTTAGAACCACCTGCTGATACGTCGGTATTTACAATAGATGATAAATAAGCTTGCGGATCAAGTATGTCAATGATAGTGCCTATAGCGTAACCGTTACCGCCAACTCCGGGTGTATCACACATCACAATAGCCGAAACTAAATTAACGGTAGCGCCAACAGGTATAGGGTTTTGTATAAAGAAAGTAGCCAAACCATCTTGCGACTGCACCCTTAACCCGGCAGGTATAACTAAAGCGCCATGCCCAGGGGTTAATATTAAATTAATGGTGACTAATGCGCTTTGTGGCAGTAGTCGGGTAACGCCAAATGGTTTAGCAATAGCATCAAGAGCAGGATAGGTAGCAAATTGAGCCAAACCCTGCAAAGCAGCGCTTTGTACCCTTAGCAATTGCTGATAAATCATATATGCGCCTGAATTTATCAGAAGCATTTCTGCCTGTGCCGGTTGTACAGTTCTGGAATTGCCTGTAAGCGCAAGATAAGCAGCTTCGTAATTAGCTACAAAGTCACTTTGTATTTGAGCCAGCGTAACCCCACCGGTAAAATCAGGTATATCCATCTATTTAGTCATTAGTCATTGGTCATTAGTCATTGGTCTTTCTTGGCTCTTAATTCTTGGCCCTTAGCTCTTAATTAACAATTATTCCCACATCGTAACCGCTCAATAAAACAAAACCATTCTGATCAGCCAGTAAAAAATAAGTGGTTAACCCATTATCGGTATCGGCTGTGGCTTTGCCATTTACTACAACGCCGGGTTTATAAACCCACGTTAAGGCAAATACAACACCGCCTGTTGTTGCGGTAGAATAGTTAACCGTTTTAAGGTCGACCCTTGTTTCGTACAGGGCGCATTGCGAAATAATTTGCTGCACCAGGTTAGGGGCCATTACATCAGCCGGGGTATCAATTAAACTAAGCAGGTCGATACCAAAATCGAAACGCAAAGGATCACTACCCTGTTGAGTGGTGAGTATGATATTAAACGATTGGTTAATGTCATCAGCCCCCTGGGCAATATCGCCCGGATAAGTAGTTGACATTTGCCAGTCTGAAGAACTTATATCGGTAACGTTCATTTTTAAATAATCTTTTTCCTAACTCCCTCTCCCTATTGGAGAGGGCCGGGGTGAGGCTCTTAAACCGCAGGCCCCGTTATCGCACTACCAGCACTTACGCCACTATGTTTATGACCTTGAAGCGATATAGTGTTTGCAATAACATCACCGCTCGCCTCTATGGTTCCATCTGTAGTTATGCCACCGCCTCCGGTAACTGATACGCCAGGTCCTGTTGCCGATAAGCCTTCCGTAGCTGTTAGTAGACCGATCACGGTAACCGCGCCAGTTAACTTAATAATGGGCGCAGTAATATCAACCTCAACAACGGCGTCTATACTTACTTTTGTAGCCGAAATAATATCAACATCGCCAACGGTATTAATAGTTAACTTATGACTTGCTATATCGTACTCTAAAAGCGTATCGTCCGAAAACTTAATACCATACTTTTTAGCCGAAGCGCCGGTATAAGGTTTGTCAATATTATTAGGTGTAGACCCTATTACTAATCCACGCCCGGTCTGGTTAAATATAACAGCAACCTGCTCATTTATTTCAAACTGAATACT